TCTTGTTGTTTTAATTTAATTAATGGATCTTGATCTTCTAAACCACTTCGTTTAGTTTCTTCAGCTGCCATTTCTTTAATTAATTTTGCTTCTACAACTGAAATCTGAGCTTCTTTTTGAATTAAAAACTCTTCTTGCATTCCTTGAATTTGTTTTGCTACTTGTTCTTGCAACGCTGGATTTTGTTGTGCTTGTTGTTGCATCTCTTGAATTTGTTTTTGCATTTCTTCAGCTTGTGGAACCATTTCTTTTTCAACTTGTTCTGCTGAAAAAATAGAAATGTGTTGTAAAATATGACCTTCCATCATTGCATATAATTGAGGGTTAATTTGAACCGGGCGCGTAAACATAAATTCAGCATGCGCTTCAATATGAGAAGGATGATTTTGTTTTGGAAAAGCTTTTGGTTGTTGGCCAGACATAGCTTCCGCATTTTCAGTTGCAGGACTTTTAGGACTAGGGTTACCCGGGTCTGGTTTTAATAATGCATCTAAATTATCTACATCTAAAGCTTGATAAACACGTCTGTATGCTTCTCTTAAATTATGTAATTGCGGGGCAGCTTGCGCTAATTGTAATTGTTGTTGTGCCAACATAACACGTTGAGACATAGAAAATATATTAGGGTTAGATATCGGTAATATATCAACTCTTTCGTCAAAATCTTGAGCTTTAATAGCTCTATTACCACCACGTACCATGTAAGGGTATTCCGGAGGTAAGTAAGTTTGAATACATTTAGCTAGTAAATTAAATTCAATTCCTTGAGCATAATGTAATCTTTTATGGATTGCGCTCATTACTTTTGTCCCACGTTCAAGTAATGCTAATGTTGTTCCAACTGGATTCTGTTCATTTCCTTCACCCATTTTCATGTCTGCAATAGCGGCAAAAGATTTACCTGCATCTACACAAAATCCTAGTAAAGCAAATAAAGTTTGAGAAGGTTCTTTATAGGGAAGTGGCATAAGGGATTCTCTAATAGAGGTACCTGTTACATCCACATCTCTAAACTCACCTGGTTGTAAAGGCGTGTCTTCATTCCTAACACGCATTCCACGTGCTTTAAAACCTGCTGGTAAATTAGCAAGAGTACCTGCATCTATCAACTGTCGTAAAACACTTGTTGCAGTTCTTGATAAACCACCAAGCATGTGTATTAAACCAAAGCCATAAAATCCTAAACCTGGAAGAAATTTGTAATGAGTAAAATATTCTATACGTCCTTTTGCAGGATCTTGTTCTTTCCAATTACGACGAATAGATAAAACTTCATTTGAATAACTATCAATAGTAATAATGTAAGGTAATTTAATTCCTTGCTCATCTTCAAAACCAGGAACATCTGCATCAACATGCATTTCTAATAATTGATGTTCATCATCATCTTGAGGAATGCCAGGGCTAACACCTTCTAATTCGTCAATTTTATCTTTTATTTCATTTACTCCAGTAGTAATAGAGCCTGTAACTAAACTAATATCTCTATAAAAACCGCTTACTTGTTGTTTACGTAAAGTGTTTCCATCTACTTTTATTGAATGAGTAATTCGTGAAGCATCTTCTAAAGAAGTAGCCATATAATTAATAACACAATCTTCACCGGAAACAAATTTAGATACTGGACGCATTAATTGTCCATCATAGTAAGTTTTCTTAAAAGCTGATCCCGCTAATGGTAAATAAAATAACAGTTGATCCATATCTGGGTCATACTCTTTCATTACATGTGTTATCATGTAATTCATGTAATCTTTTACACGTTTAGCTTGTTCTTCTACTTGAGGTGTAATTTCACCAACTATTTCTGTATTAACAGGTCCGGCTGGAGGTAATAATTCTTTATAAGCTTCTGCTTGAAATTGTGTAACTGATTCAGCAAGTAAAGGGTGAATAACGCCACTTGCACCTTCAAAAGTTTGTGTACGGTCCTCATATTTAACCCCTAGCATATCTAAACCTTTTACATAAGTATCATGCCAGTCTTTTCTTGAATCAAAATCTGATTGAAAAGCAGCAACTAAAGTATTGGATAAATTTTTTAATTCAGTGTCTTCAATGTAATCTGCTAAATTAGCATTAAAAGGAATTTGTGATTGATCAACTGGTGCGTTAGGATCTGAATTAATTTCAACGCCTCCATCTTCTAATTCAGTTATTTCAACGCCACCTTCCATCGCTGTTCCATTATTTGGAAGTTCAATTTCAGTAGCTTGACTATCTGCAATTTCTATTCCGTCAGTCAACGCTTCTATAGCTTTTTCAATTGATCCTGCTGCCGGCATTCTTGATTTAATAGCCATTATATCCTTGTCGTTTATTTACTTGCCCGCCCCTATTATACACTGGAATAGTGGATTCACCAGCAATTTTTTTACCAGTATTTATATCACGCATGGAGATAATAGGAATCTTCTCCCATGTAAAGCCATTTCCGTCCATAATAGTTGTGTCACCAAATTTAAAACCACTTTTTTTAGCAATACGTTTCATAGCTTTAACACCAATCTCATCATAAAATTTATCACCACCTTTTGGAATACCTCCATATTGTTTTTTCATTTTACCGGTAGATAAACCTATACCATCATACCCTTGATCATCAGCCATCTTCATTAATCCTTGCATAAATACTTTTGCATAGTTTTCTGATTTCTTAAAAGGTACATCAGGATGAACTGAACCACTTTTTCCCGTTTCTGCCTTTTGTTTTTGTACTTTTACCCTTAAACTTTTTATATCACCAACTAATTTACTCATTGCTTTTTCAACATTCTTTAATTCAGCAACATTTTCAGGTAAATTACGTTCTTCACGGGGTAATTGTAAAAGATTGTCTTTTCTAAGGCGTGTAGATGCAAGAGTATCTTCTTTTTTAACTAATTGTGCGGCAAAATCACTCATTTCAGCCATAACATTACCTTTATCAAGCCTTGGTGCGTACTTATACCCTTTTTGAGCCACATTTTGATGTAAATCAGACTGTGTTTCTTCAACAAGTAGTAGTTTTCTACCACTTTCGTCAGTTCTTTCACTAAATCTAAGCCAACCAAACGGTGAATTACCACCTTCGCCTTTAAAACCTTCTCCACCAAAATGACCACTATTATATTTTGATTCTGCAGCTCTAACAGACCCATCTTTAAAATTATGGTAAAACTTAAGCTCTCCATAACCAGATCCACCTGGAATAAACTGCGTACCTTCATGTGCAGGGTTCTTTTTGCTTTTATAAAAGAATCCTCTTCCTTCACTCATATCACCCATACGGTATAAAAGTTTCTTGGTCCAAAAAGGAATAGGCACGTCTGCTGTCATTACATTTCTGTCAAATATGTTAAGTGCCTGGTATAGTTGTTCAAAGGCTTTTTCTTCTGGTATATTTTTAGATTTTGCTAATTGAGCTATATCTTCTTGGGGCACTAAATTTTTTAAAACTTCAAAATGATCTTTTTTTACAATGTCGTTTGTCCCATGAAACATTTTAGGAAATCCAGTTTCCCACATCTCTTTAAATTCAGCTCCTTTGTGCATCTCAACACCTTGGTAATTCTTTTTTAAAAATTTAATTATACTGCTGTTAATAGGATCTGCGGCTGGATTAGATACTTGTAGGTTTTGCATATTATTAAGAAGCATTTCACGAACTTTCATTCCTGTCACATCTTGAGGAGGTTGTTGTAATTCATTAAATAAACGTGCGTCATTAGAAAAAACATTTGCAGGTTCTACATTACTATTATTTGTTTTTGGACGTGTTTTTGTAAGCATTTGTACAATGTCATTTGCACCACGTGATACAGGCTCTGCCATGGAAATATCCATATCAATTTGTGGCATTTCCTTATTATACATTTCTAGTAATTCAGGTTTTGTAAGCTGTCTTTTAGAATCAGCTTTACCAACGTTAGTTAAAAGTGCTTCTAAACCAAACTCATCAAGTTCTGTTCCACTTACACCCGGTTTGTTTTTAATTGTTCCAAGCCATTGTTGGGCATTCATTTTAGCTGCATCAGGAGTATTTTCAATTGCATCTACTGTGGATAAATACATTGCAGGTTTATCTTCTACTGCTTGCGTAACAGATATATCACTTGCAGAAGAAGGGGTTCCTTTAGATTGTTTTATGTAACTTCCAACAGCTTTGGGTACTTTAGATAAAGTTTTATATAAATTAAATACACCACCAGCCGCCATACGGTGTCTTTCGATACTTTCTTGAGGGTCTAATAAAGGTAAATCATCCACAACAGTGCTTGTATCATCTAAGTTCATATCAATCAAGCCACCATCTTTATATCCTTTTTCCATAACATCTTTTCTTAAATCAACAGATACATTATCCGGCCCCTTACCATAATATCTCATTTGATCCTTAGCAGGATTATAAAACATCGTAGGTATTTTTAAATTATCTAATTCTAATACAAGTTTATCAATTTCCTCGTTTATTTTTTTTATCTCTTTAATTGAAGGAGCTAAGTTTTCGTCTTTAAGCCATTCTCCACCCCTTTTCTCACCTTTATTAGGTGTAAAATTATATCCCATTGCTTTATATTTTTTAACTAATTGCACAATTAGATCTCCTCCAATTGTTTCATGTTTTTTGTTTCTTCTTTGGGTAGATAATGACTGCGCATACCTTGGATCAAATTCCAATGATTCACCCATAATATAATTTAAATGTTTCTGTGGAACCATCTCATAAATAGAAAAATTTTTAGGTAAATCAAAACCGTTATTTTTTAGTTTACTAACTGCAGATTGTTCTAATGCGTGTGCTCTAATTATCATATGTTTTTGTTTGGGATCCATAGTTTCATAGGTATTTCTTATTTTAGGATTACTAGATACCGCTTCTAAAAAAGGGCTCGAGGATCTAGGTTTTCTACCGTACTTTCCAGATTGAGTAAGTCTTGGTCTTTCTCCTGGTATATCTTTTTTAAGGCCTTTAAAAAATTCTGCGTCTTGAGCTTCTTTTATTTTTCTATTATCTTCATTTAACCACGAGGAAAAAATATCATCTACTTGTTGCTCTCCTGCAAGATCTTCCATTTGCGTTTTTGTTAAAGAAGGTTTGGGAGGAGACATGTAAGCGTTTGATATGTCATCTTCATATCCTTTTACTCTTTCTTTATATTGGTATCCAAAAAATGGATTATCTAATGTTGATTGACTTACATTATTATCTTTTAAGAATTCAATTTCCGCTAATCGTTTAACATCTTCTTGAGGAGAAAGTTTATTGACAAGTGATTCAATGCCTTTAGGAACTTCACGTATAATTTTAGCAAATCTAGAACCTGCTTTAATAGCTCCCGCAACCATTTAATTTTCGTTAGAAAGAAGGCCTGCAATGTATGGAAGAGAACCAATTCCTAATCCACCCCCCACTATTGCTGCACCTTTTTTAGTAGGTGAAAATAAAGACATTGCTCCAAATTCTTTCATTTTTTTTACTTTGGTTGGAGCATTAATAATTTGTTTAACTGCATTAGGTCCACCAAAAACTGCTCCGCTAAGAGGGAGAGAAGCAGCCATACCTCCTATTTTTGCTGCAGGACTACCATACAATTCATACTCACCTGAATATTGATCTGGTCCAAATCCTTGGTCCCCGAGTAATGTTCCAATGGAAGTTCTATCTAGATAATCAAAATTATCTCCTCCTCCACCAACGGTGCCAGAGTCTTTTAAATTAAGCATGGCGTTTGCTACTTTGTATGCTTGCCCATCATTTTGAATTTTATAGACACCAGAATTAGGTAATTGTAAATCACCTTTGGTCCACGCGACATTAATACCATCTATTTCGTTAAAATTTTTTATGTGAATACTATCATCATCTTCATAATAATCACGTCCTTCTAACATATATTCATCTTTTAACTCGTTTGTTTTACCTTGAGCCCAAGTTTGAAAAGCAGGACTTCTATTTAATAAAGCGTTAAGTTCTTCACGGTTATTAGCAGTGTACCCGGCTTCTTGGGCCAAGGGCATAAGTTTTTCGGCTAATAGTTCTGGTGTTAAAACATTTTCACTTAAGTGTTGGGTTAAATGATCTTGAAATCCTTGGTCTGTTTGATCTTTAGAAATCCTTACAAAATTTTTATTTTTTACGTCTGATGTAGCCATTCCATATAATGAATCTATCCAACCACTATGTTTAGAGCCTTCGTCACCATAAGAATTAACTCCAAGTAGTCTTTCTGCTACAGGCAATACTGCAAGTGCTTCTTCTGCAACTAATTTAGCAGCATTATATCCTGCATCAAGGACCGTGGATCCTGTAGTAAAAGCTTCATCATCTGGAATAAAAGCAGGATCTAAAGATTCTTGTTCTGGTGAATAGTTTGTATTTTCTTTTGTATTTATCGAAGCAATTTTATCTTGTAGGCTATCTGTACTATAATCTATATCTTTTGGCTTAACAGTACCATCACTAGTTAAATGTCTTCTTGTGTCAAATTTTCCTGGCTCAGCCATTAATAGTAACTCCTCCTGTTGTTCACCGCAAGATCTTTATCTTCTTCCCAATCATCTTTTAGTTCAACATAATAACCCTGTCTATAACGCATTAACGCTTGCGTCATGCTATCAACATAATCATCATGATCCCCAAAAGGGAAAGCCGCACACTCCTCGATAACTTCTTCTGCCCAACGTTTATCAACTGGCGCATAGACTGCGCCGGATTCAAAAATAGGTGCTACACTATTTACTCTACTGTGTTTATCATTCCCTTTCGACGGTGTAAAGTTAATTACAGGGATCCCCGCTTTTTGTAGTTCGTGTGTTAATGGAAGGCCACTAGCTTTAGCTTCCACCAAAATTAATTCTGGTTCCCAATACTTATATTCTTCTTGGGCTTTATCTTTTAATTCCGGAAAGTTCCACCGGCCTCGTTTCGCGTCTAACAGGATAATGCAATCACGTTCTCCGTCCACTGGTGTAAAAACACCCCACGTTGTAATTGCTGAGTAATCGGCAGATTCTTTTTTAGAGAATGCTGTATCATACGATTGAATAACATATTGTAACTTTGGTATTTCTTCTTTCTCCCACTTCTGCCACCACTCACGTTTTATAAGCGCACCTTCCTCGGACGTAGGTTGCTGCATCCATTGTGCTTGCCACTTGGTGTGTGGAATAGAAGCTTTAACAGAATTTAAGCCTTTCATGTCCCAAAAATTACCCCACATAGGTTTATCATTAATGACTGCTGGAAACTCTACAACTTCCCATTTATCAGCACCTTCACTTCTGTTTTGAGCGTCTAGCAATTTTCCTGTTAAGTCCTTAATGGACCAACGGGTCATAACTAATACTATAGCGCCACCAGGCTGAAGCCTCTGTCTAGGGCCAGAAGTATACCACTCATAATGAGCATCAAGAACATGAGGAGATAGAGCGTCTTGCTCCGAGTGAGGATCGTCGATAATAAGTAAG